ATCCAAACGTACGGCTAAGGTAAGCACTGTCCTCCTTGTTAAATCTCAGTGATCGTTCAATTTCATAGCCAGAGCTTCCTTGTCCAGAAGCTCCAGCTAGTTGGTTATTGCTAATTACACTCATGAATAAGCAAGGGTTGCAACTGCATGAATAGAAGTAGAGCTACGAACGACGTAATCCACGCGGTCAACAGCTGATGCAGTTGTAGTTAAAGTGGGAGCAGTGCCACCCGCAAAGTCCCAGTAAGATCCCCAGGCAGCTGTACGGCTACCAGTACCATCTTGGACAAGAAAGATAGAACCAGATTGACCAGCAGTCAGGTTGGTAGGGTTAGCAATTGTACGGTTGCCACCAAGTGTCAAAGTATAATTATTTGATGCTGCAAAATCAGGTGTTACCGTAGCTCCATCGGTTAACGTAGTAATAGTGCCACGTTGAGCAGCAGTAAAGGTCTGTGCAACGTCAGTAAGAGCAGTATCAGGGTCTGGCTCTGTGATTGAATCTACAGTCCATTTAGAAGTTGCTGTTTTATAACGTAGAACTTGGTTATTAGTTATAGCGCTTGTCCCACCACTAATACTGTTACTTGTAAATGTTAAGGTACTAGTTGCAATATTTGGTGTTGAAGGTAGGGCACCAGCAAACTTCATTGAATAGTGGGTGTATCCACTACTTGTTTGATAAGCAGCAACAGTATCAACTGTTGCAGATACTGATACAGAACCATTGGAGCTACTAGCTGTTGGCCACTCAATAGTTACAGCATCGCCAGCAGACAAACCTAGTAGCTGGGTATCAATTAAGGTGTTACCAATAGCCCAATCAAATTCCCACGGTGTAGCACCAACTGATCCTTGAGTCCTATATTTACCAGTTACGTAGAAAGCAGGATTATTCTGGTCATTACTTCCAGATGCAAAAGTAAGAGTATTATTATTAGGTTTATAAGCAAAATCAGTTAATTCAGCGAAGGTGTCTGCGTTATTTCTGGCAACCCATTGTGTAAGAGTACTGTCGTATCTAAGGATTGAGTCATCAGCAAGTGCTACAGTACCGTTAGTGATACGTGGACTAGTAATATTTAAAATACTAGTAGAAATATTAGGGAAATTTGTAGCTGCTGTGACATTATCAGAATTGGCAAAAGATACTTTAATCCTGTAACAGCTTACGCTATTTATTGTTACTGACTCACGTACTGAGTATAATGAACCAACATGTGTATAATTACCGTTGCTTGGTGCACCAGTTGGTACGTTAATAATAACTTGATCATTAACTTGAATGTTACCTAGTGCTGTATCAACAGTTGAGTCATTACCAGCAACCCAAGTAAACTCAAAATAATCTAAGGTATTATTAGTATCTAAAAAATAATCACCACCTGTAAGATTGTTTTGGTTGTTATATTTACCAGCTGCAAATGATATTGTAGTGCTGGATGGGGCTTGTACAGCGTCTGTTAACTCAAGTACAGTAGTAGCAAGCTCACTTTTAGCTGCATAACGGGATTCAGGATCTGCAGCAAAATATTGTTGGAAGACCCACTTAGAAGTAGATGAGTTGTACTGTAATCGTACTGTTAAATTAGTAGATCCAACAAACCCAGCAGGTACAGTAGAAACAGAAGAATTACTTTCTATACCAGTTGAATTAGTTACTTCTACACGATCTTGATTAGCAGGACTAGTAGGTAAGTTAGCTAGTGCAGCAATAGGAGTATAAAAACCAGCATCAGCAACAGCGGTTTGTGCGGCTGTAGCTGTAGCAGAAGCTGTGTTAGCTGTAGCAGAAGCCGTATTAGCGGTTGTAGTGGCAGAGTTAGCCACAGAAATGGCGGTATTAAACCCTCCTTGACCGTCACTCTCACGGCTATTATCTAATGCCAGATTAGCAGTTGTGGTAGCCGTATTAGCGGCAGTAGTAGCCGCATTTGCTGCAGTTGTAGCTCGTGCAGCCTCAGCATCAGACTCCTGTGTTACGTATAGATTTTGAGTAAAGTTATTGTTTAGGTCTGATGATCTAATAGCAGAACCTGGGAAAAACTCTGCAATTAGACCGGAATCAGCAGTATCCCTGTAAATACGAATAGCATCATTATTTTGAGGAACACTGTTAAATGTTATTTGGGTAGCATTGGCTAAGGAATATGCAGTTGTGTCAGTACCATTAAGAGAAACCTTAATGTCTGTTTGAGCTAAATATGGGAAAGTGAAGGAGAATAGATTAGTAGACCCATCTCCTGTGTGTAGATTTTCAGTTACAGCCATTAGCTAATTTGTTTAGAATTGTTCTTGAAAGTCTCGGCGCATATCTTCTAAATATTGTGTCTCAAGCTCTTGTGCCTTATCTAACCTTTCTTTAGCTTCAAGTATCAACCCATCTTCTTTATACTTTTTAGCAGAACTACGTAGATTACCAATAGCCTCAAATTCATCGTACTTACTTCTTAGCGCAACAAATGCCATTTTAAAGGCTTCACGATGCATCTTATCTAATTCATCGTGCATAAAGATGTCACGAATAGGATTTTGTCTTTGCGTTTCAGTAAGACCAAGAGTTTGCCTATATTCACGTAAAGACTGCATAGCAATCCGACCACGTTCAGTAGACTCATCAAATAACTCTTCAATTTGTTCGACTAGAGGTACGTGGGTAGCAACCCAGTTATTGATAAAGTAACGCTCTTCTGATTTAAGCTCAGATCCCGTATATGGATTCATCTGATGAGAAGGCATACCTTTCCATCCTGAAGAAATGAGTTGTTGACGCCAAGGTTCTTCGCCTACATTTGTTTGGTAGAACGGTACAAACTCATTCAACATTGCGTTTAATGGATCTGTATGGTTGATAGGTTTACCGGTATAGATGTCTAAAAGATCTTGTAGATGCTCTTGACCAGACATCAAAAACTTATAACGGTTTTTAGTGTATTCAGCAATATCATCCTGCACATCCTTTAACTGTGGAGTAATTACACGGTTCAAAGAACTAACAGCACCGCTATACGGTATTTGGCTGGTAGCTGTATTGGCTAGGAATCTATTCCATTCACCTTTATCACCAGACAACATAGCAGCAAGAGGACGTAATCCACTAAGGAAAGTATTAGAAGTAGGTCCAACAGCAATTGCTGCTACAGCCTTTTGGAAGAACTGTTCACCTGTCGATTGATCGACACGTTGAGCGGTATAAGCAATATCAGCAACCGTAGCTAAGATAGATGTAAAAGGTTCACGGTTTTCATAAGATACCCATTGACCAGTAAAAGGGTTTTTAATAGTACGAGGTCTCCAACCAACTGCTTGCATAGCCTTACGATCACGTCCACTTGTAGGACCGTTACCACGTAAGTTACCGTTAAATGCCCATAGACCAGCAGCAGTTACAACTGTACTGCCGAAAAGTTGCCTACCTATGTATTCACTCTTCAGTGCAGTAAAAGCCTCCATATCGAAGTCACTAATGCCATGAAGTGCTAAAGCTTCTGTAATCTCCTCCTTTGACTTGGCATTAAACACCGCACCCATTTTACCAACACCAGTTTGGTTAGCGATAACACCACCAACTGGGTTATAACTCCAGCTATATTTTAAAGCATTAATACCAGTACGGGGAAAGGAAAATAGGGCTTTTAGGATAGGTGTACGGTCAGTGAGAGCTGTAATTTGATTAGCCAATTCATCATCTAAGTTGAAAGCAATTTCACTAGATTGATATTTAACAGAATCAGGAAGTTGCTGCTTTAAAGCTCCATTTGCATCAAAGTATTGATTATAAACTTCGTCAGATTTTTCTTTAAATGCTTTCTTAAAATCAGTGTATGAATTAGGATTAGAGATCAATTCTTGATACGCCTTAGCTCTAGAATTAGCAGACATAATCATAGAATTAGTGAAACCATCCAGGGCATACATAGCGTTAATTCCATAGCGTGCAAATTTGCTATTGTTAAAACCATGCATACCTTTAGAAAGATTCCAAAGCATAACTTTTCCATGTTGACCTTCCTTCTTCCATACTTCAGCCATTGAATCCATGACTTCCATGCTATCTAAACCCTTTTGAATAAGATCAGCACGTCCGCCACGAGCCATTGCTACTTCAGGGTTATTAGAAACAAACTTGTACTCCTCAGACATATGTCTAAGAGCACGTGTAAAGTTCTCATAAACACCACCATAAGTAGCGACTGTTTTACCTAAACCCTTACCAGTTGCAAACTGTCCAAAACCTACACTAAGAGGCTTCAAAGCAAGGCCGATAAGGTTACCTTCCATAGCATTGATAGCTGATTTACCTGCAAGCATTGCGTTGTATCTGACGCCTGTTAATCCCCTAATAAGCCAGCTATTAGCATCAGGATCATTATTAAACATAGCTTTCCAAAACCCTATGTTTTTGTCAGCATAAGCTTTGAGCTTGTGCAACGTGTCCACACGACCATTGGTAGCGTCAACGGCTTCAATAAAAGGTTTCAGATATTCAGGGTTCTTTTGTGCAATCTCTTGGAATGTACGTACGGTTTGCATACCCTGTTGTTTAGCAGCAGCAAATCCAGTTTCAAAATCTTCTGCTTCCTTAATAAGAAACCTTTGAATAGATTTACCACCAGGTAAATTTTTAAAAATTTTCTTATCATTAGCTAGCTTTTTTAAAGCAAGCTGACGACCAGAAACATATTGATTAGCGCGTACCTCTTGTGCTACGACCTCAAGTTTTTCTAGAACTTTAATTTGAAGATTACTTGTATCTTTACTAGGTATTAAAGTAACTGCATGAGCAATATCAGCAGCCTGACCTGCAGCATCATCTACCAACAAGGCGGAAGCTCGCATAGAATTAGGGTTATACATCTCTAGGAAGGCCTTTTTAAAAGCCTTGGCAGAGATTTCAAACTCTTGTTCTCCAAGTATTGCCTGAGACTCATACAAGTTATTTTTAAAATTCTCAATAGTCTGTGTAAAATTAGCTACAGACATTTCAGGATTAAAAACATCCTCAACTAACACATCAACAGCAAGGTTAATGTCTTCAGCAGAGTACTTTGGACTACCATCTTTGATGGCATCAATTGATGGTGCTATGGTATTAAATAGTTCGTCTAAAGCATCCTTACGGTCACCTGCTTTGGTAATACCCATAAACTTCTTTTCAAAGCTTTCAGTAGCTACGTTTGGTGAGCGACCGCCAGATGGATAATTAGGGTTGTAAACACGTTCAGCTATGTCAAGCTTAGTTTCTAAAGCATTAGCCCCAGACGTTGGGACAAAGGTTTCATGAGGTTCTGCGTATTTATGAATAAATGGATCGTATGCAATATTAGGTCCAGGGTCAGGAATTTTGTTAAAAAGGCTGACAATTTCAGGTTGCTTATTAATACGTTCTAAGGTTTCAGCCTCAAGTACTTGTTGACGCTCAGCTTTAGATATTGCATGTGCTGAATCAACAGGATCTTCAGGGTCAAGTCTAGGAATCTTATCAACAATTTCTTGAGAAGCTTCGTCAGTACCACGCATAAACAAACGACGCCCAGCTTTTAAACCAATACCTAAGAGTTCGCCAAAAGCAAAGAACCCAGCAGCTTCCAAGACATGTTTTTTCCTACGAACAGCAGGAAGATCATCGTCAGTAGTAGCACCTGGAATGTTAGTACCTAAAAGGTCATTAACTTGTTGTGCAAGGTTAGGGTCTTCTGCTGATTGTGAAGAAGAAAAAGCAACAGCTGATTCAACACCAAGTCGTGCTGCAAGTTCACCAGCAGCTTTTGTTTTACTAGAAAGCATAACAGTACTGTTTACTTTACTAGACACAGCAGCAACACCAGCATTACCTAACATGACAGGGAGAATGAGTGCAGATGCATCCCTAACTAGTTGGGCACCTGGATCTTCCTCTTCAGGCATTAGGCGATCAACTAAGTTGTCAACAGGCTTCAACCAAGGAACCATCCCAAATGCATCACTAATCCCTTGTATAAGACCTTTGCCAGGAAGAGAACCCCTTGATAGAGTGTCTTGTGGGTTAGTGATCGGACTAACGTCTTGCTCACCTTCAGCCCTTTCAGAAGGTTTTTTATAGTAAACCTTACCGTTAACAACTTCAAAGCTATCAGGGCTCATATTGTTTTTTACAGCAGCGTCTTGAATAAGACGGGTTTCTTCTGCAATACGTTTCTGTTCTGCTTCCTGCTCAGCTAGTTTCTGTTGTTGGAGTAGACGTTCCTGTTCTTCCTGTTCAGCAATGATAGCTCTTACTTCATCATTCCGTTGTTTAATAGAATCAGCATCAGGTTGATAATATTTAAGTTCATTAGGATCCATAATTAACCACCTGCATATTTTTTAAGAACTAGTTGTGCACAGAGATCAGTCAGATTATTTGTTTGACAATTAGGATGCCTGTTTTTTTGCTCTTGATATATCTGCCACTGACGTTGTGCAATAGGTAAAGCATTTGTATAATCTCTTTTTCCAAGAGCACTCCAAGCTTGTAAAGCTTCCCACATAGCTTCTTCCTGCGACAACCCCTTTTCCAGTGCCCATCCAATACGTTCTTCCCAAACAAGTTTAGCTACTTGTACATTTTTAAGAGGGTCACGCATATCCTCTTCTGTGTAACCTAAGGATTTGAGTTTCTCACCATGAGCTAAAACATTAATTTGCAAAAGTCCAATTGAGTATTCATTTATTTTATACTCGTCAAGTTTAGATTTGACAGTATCTTCTGTCGGATCGCCTCCACTTTCACCAATCATTATAGCCGCAAATATTGGAATAAATTGCGGGGGAAACCCTGCACTCTCTAATATCATCATGAATGAAGGTAACCCTTTATCTAGGCCAAACTGTGATTGTGCAGCCCCACCCGCCTGAATAAATGCTTGATTAGCAAGGGTTGGGTTAGGGGACCTCTGTAGACGAGCTAGTAGATCAGGAGGGAACTCTTTTTCTACAGGTTGTAGAGTATTTTTAATGCTGTCAGAAATGTCAGGTATAGATGGGTCTTGTTCTCTTGCGATACGGTTTTGCTCTAAATAAATTTCAGAAAGAGGGACTTTACCTTGAAGACCTTTATTAATTCGATGGATACTACGTGGAATAGTGAAACGACCTTGGTTCCAATCAATAGCGGATTGTTTAGCCTGGATAGGATCCATTAATAGTGTTGTTTTATAAGCCAATGGGTCAGCTGTAAGAACATTATCAATCCTTTCCAGGGGATTTACTTTGGGGGCAACGACTCCAGGGAAATTAACAAACCGAGGCTTAAAAGAAGACCTACCGTCAGCACCTGTTGCTTCTGTTTTAATTTCAAATAATTCACCTTCTTTAACTTGTTCTTTTACTTTGTTTACTGCGTAATTAAGTGCTTCAATAGAGTTTTTACCTGTATATCTCTCTGCAAATGCATTTAAAGCGATTGAATGAGCTGAATACTCAGCAAGAGGTAATGAAGGATCGCCAATAGCATCGTTGCTCTCCATGTTTAAAGCTTGCTTTAAAACATTAGAGACTGACTTTTTAAGCGTTTTTACAGTTCCATCATCTAGACCATTGGTCACCATTGCTTGGCGTTGCTGCAATACTTGCTGTAATTTGGGGGTAGAAAGTCCAAAACTAAGGATTTCTTGTTCTGGGGGAAATATACCTACAGCCATTTCACCGCCATAAACAGCATCGAACTCCTGATCATTTACTTTTTCATTACTAAAATTAAGTAGTTTTGACAACTCTAGACCAAGGTTTGTTCCACCAGAAATTCTAATAACCTCTTGCTGTGCAATAAGGATATTTTGCGGAGTAATATTTTCAGGATTGGCTATCATGTCCCTGATAATCATAGCAACCGCATTATCGCCTGCGCGTCTTTGAGCCCTTAATTCGTTATCTGATGCTCTAACTCTTTCGCTATCTTGTGCGTCTGCAGCATTTAAAATAATTTGAGCTTCAAGTGGAAACACATCTTTAAAAGGTTTAGAAGAATCTTGTCCTTTATGTTTAACAAGATGCTCCATTTGCATACGAGCAAAATCCGATGGGATAGCACCAGTTTCAATTAGTTCTTTAAAATGATCAATATTACGTGTTAAAGAAGATCTAAGATATTGTCCACCTGGACCTCCACCTTGTCCAACATAGTAGTCAACAAAAACACCACTGTAAGTAGGGTTAGTTCTAAAGGCATTAACAATATTATTCTTTTCAGTGTACTCATTACTAATACGCGCTTCTTCTTCTACACGTCGAGTAATTGCACGTTTACGCCTTGACTCTGCAGTAATGATACCTTCTCTGGCGTGTTTAGTAATAAACGCTTGATCATAACCTGGAAGGTATTCTTGTAAAAAGTTACTCCTGTGTTTTTCTAGAAGACCTTGTACAACTACTAGATCTCCTGTATCTTCAGCTTGTGCCAACGACAACGAAGAGCCGTTGAATTCAATCTCTTCGCTATGAACATTTGTAAGGTAATTGTCATACTGAGATTCAGCATTTTTGACAGCACCTAATGCAATACCGTATTGCGTCCAACCTTGCTGTTCTAACAAGATTTGGATGTCAGATTCAGTAGCACCGTTTTGACGTAGACGTTCAATAACAGGAGCCTGAGCTATATGGAAGTCCTCAAGGGTTCCTTCCATAGCAGCTAGCTGAGAAGCTTCCTTACCAGTAAGACCATATTTTAGAGATAGGGACATACCTACCTCTTGTCGGGCTTTCGCTCGTTTAGTAGCTTCTCCTTCTAAGAAATCACTAGCAGTCTTAGAAATACCTTTGAGAGATTCAGCAATTGCTAGTTGATCTTCACCTTTTTTTTCAAGAGCTGCAATCTCTTGGTCAACAGCTGACTTACGAAAGTCTTGTTCTAGCTGAGAAGCTTCTGCAGCTAGATTAACTTGCCTTTGCCGCTCATCTTGATTACGTTGAAATGATTCACGAAGTAGTTGTAACTGTTGCTTAGCTTGTTCACGTCTTAGTTTCTGGCTGTTACGAACATTGCTTACAAAATCGTCGCCAGCACTAATAATTTTGTTAGCCTTTGAGGGGGCTTCATATTGTTGAAACCCCCTAGCCTGGGCGTACCCAGAAAAGAGCTTTGCCATTGTTTATTTATTAATATGGTTAGTTAAGTACCTAAATCAAGTTGAGGTGTCAATATTAGTAGTGAAATTAAATGAAGGTGTGAATGAGGCGTCATTAAAGTCTGGTAGATTATCTACATTAAAAGTTGGTTGAATATCAAGATTAAAAGGGTTAGATTGGTTAGGTATATTTGGATTAAATGCATTAAAATCAAATAATTCCGTAGGATCTGCTACCTTTGGAGCTTTGAACTTTTCTAAAGTCTTTACTGCCTGAACACCAAAATCAGCAATAGCACCTAATTGCTGCAATGCAAGGTTAGATGGATTGAAAGGCATACCAGCCTTTTTAGACAATTTAAGTTGCTTTCTTATGTCACCCCAGTTAATTTCTTCTTGTGGCGCTTCTATGAACGGGGGTGGTTTAGTTGGTGGTTCTATTATATCAGGACGTCTTGGTTTGGAAAGAACCTTTGATGCAGCCACTCTATCAGCAATATTCTTTTGTAATTGTACACGTTGTGTATCATCTTTATATTGACCGATACTAGATTCAGCAGACGTTCTAAGAGAGTTTAAACTGAGTTTAGTAGCTCGTGCAAGATCAAGTTGTTGAATATCAAGAGCACGTTTCTGGTTAATAAAATTACGTTGATCAGCAAGTAAGTTATTTGCTAAACCATCAATAGCATTCAATCCTTGTTTTCGGGAACTTAAAAGATTTTGTGCAATCTGTTCCTTATTGAAATTAAATTGTGAATCAGCTCTAGTTACTGCATTAACAAGCATCGTTTGAGCTGCTTGGTTTTGCATCATCAAGCCTTGCACTGACTTAGCTGCAGAACGACCGGCTTGACCTAGTGCGCGTTGACCACCCGTAGCTTGTACTTGCTCTTGCCGTAGTTTCTCTAATTCAGCAGAAGCTTCTGCTTTAGTGTCTGAAATATTGAGGTAAGCTTCTTTTCTAGATAGATTAGCATCAGATGCAGCGTCATCCATTTGGCGTTGAACATCTGCAAATTTAATTTCAGTATCAGCAATAGAAGTCTCTTGTTGTTGAGAAATGCCTTGCTTTTCTAACCTATTTTTTCTACGACTAGCATCAAGTTCTAACATCATCTCTTGTGAATTAAAACCAATTTGATTAAATCGGTCTTGTTGCACACGAGCTAAGTCATTCATAGCAAGCTGTGAATTTAGGTTGTTGTAAGCAAGCTCAGTATCAAAATTATCGACACTTTCCTTATAAAGCTTTACGGCATCGTTATACTGACGCTTTCTAATTGCTAATGCAGAGTGATACTCTTCTAGGTTGGCTTGATACTGAGCTTCGGATTCCTGCTCATATGTTGCTTTAGCTAGATCAGCAGCATCCTGGGCAAGTTTAACTTTCTTTTTAAATTCCTTAAAACTTAAATTATTGTTAAACCTTACAGCTTCCTTTTGCTTTGCAGCTGCTTTTTTCGTTATAGCGGCAGCTTGTTGCTGCCCCATAATGCTTGCACCAGTTCCGAAAGCAGACAGTGCAAGGCTTATAACTGCCAATTCTACAGACATTATGACCTCCTAATAAAACGTGGTGAATATTGCCCCTCCCAAACCATTGAATTAATAGATACTGGGAAAGGTGAATCACTAAAGACTCTGACTGTATAGTTGTTGTTTCTTTGGTTCACAGGTAATGTAAAAATAGATTCATCAGAAATAGCGACGTCATCAGCAAGGTAATAATCAGCTTCAGCTGTGGATTGTCTATTCATCCACAAGTCTTCAAAGGCGACAATTGAAGCAGCATTTGCAGGTGCGCTTGAGAAAGTAATTACACCGGTATCAGAACAAGTAAAGGCTGAAGTAAAGACATCATCAATAGTAATTTTGATGTCATTCTTATCGTCTGGTGTAAATGGTAAAGCAAATGCAGTGGTAGAACCATCACCTGTAAAGGTGAAAGAATCTCCCCGAATGCCTTTCGTTTTCAATTTAAAAGTAATAGAACTTGATTGGCCAACAGAGAACTTAAGCCTATTAATACCTAAATACGCTGCATAATCAAGACGCCTTCCATCTGGAGTTTGTTGAAAATAAAGCTTAGGCAAGGTAACATCATAATTAAATTTATAGCCAACAATTATATTAGCTAAATTTCCACTTAGATCTTTACCATTAACAATGAAGTTGTCGTATGTACCGTCGTTGTTTTTTGTAGGGGTTACAGTAAAACCAGAGTCCAAAGATGTACCAGTACCTTTAATTAGGATGACTGGTTCTAAAGCACTGATGTCATCATAAGGTAAACGGATAGTTGACTGGTTATTTGAGAATGATACTGCTGCTGCTGGTGCATAAAAGTCCATGAATGGATTAATTGAATCACCAGATCTGCTAGTAACAATTGCCTCTTGCGGTGTGCTAGTAATATTTAAGGTGCACATCTGATATTTATTACCAGCCTGTACAACCATATACAAAACATCATCATCTACATTAACTGTTAATGGAAAGCCTGGAAGTTCCCACTTAAACCATGCTTGCATGACCTGTTGCTCTCCACCGTCATCAAAAAATCGGTAGAAATAAATAGTCTTTTCGGTCTCTCCGTAGAGAATAATAAAAGAGTTTTGAGGACTAGCAACTAACTTAGTAACAGAAGAAGGTACATATTCAGTAACGATCTTGCCTATATCTAAGATTCTTGGTGGTGATTCAATACCACTTGGGGTAAAGGAGAATATCCTTGACCAAGCAGGTGTCTTACTAATAAAATAAGAATTAGTTCCCACCTCAACAGGAGGTATATTGGGATCCATCTCATAGTTAGAAATTCCATTAATAATTGAGTCAGATGGTGTCAGATTACCAGACTCTGAGTACATCATGTATTGCTGATTCTGACTGAACAGAACTAGACCACGGGCAGTAGGTAAGACTGCAAACAGTTGAGCAGGTCTAATACTTGAGCAAGATAAATCAACAGGATCAGCAGGGGACGATGCAGACGAAGTAATATGGTAGAAGTTAAAAAACTCTCCAGACTGACTCATCGATACATTTTCACCTGTTAAATATCCAAGTCTATTATTGTGGAAAAATACATGAGATATTTTACTGTTAACAAAACTAGGATGACTATTAGTACTATCATCACCAACTAGTCTATTTGTATATGCAGCTTGTCTAAAAATAAAAGTATTAGGTGCAGTGTTAATTAACTCGTGCGGCATTGTAGCTGCATCAAGACCCGGTGAAACAGAAGGCGAAACAGTTTCTTCCCAGTAACCTACGCCTACAGTTCCTGAACCACCGATGCCTACAAACTGAGCGTAATAAGGAGTAGAAGCTACCTTGGTATTTACCACTTCTACAATACGACCGTGTAAGGCTTCAGAGGGTAAATCAGAAGCTATTTCTACAGCACCTTGGAAAGAGTGCAAAGCATCTCCATTCCTACCTCCTGATGCATCTAAAGTAAAATCAGATGCTTTTGTAATCTCAAGAGTTGTAGCACCTTGTGTAATAGTCAACCCAGATACAGCAGCATTAAGTAGGGTTTTGAGATTAGTTAAAATCTCAGAAGCATTTAAAGCTGTGTTTGTAGCAGTATTGACAAAGTTATCTGCATTACGAGTGGTATATGTAACAGTAGTTCCATCTACAGTGATTTTATAATCTGAACTATACTCAACTGTAGATATAGAAACAGTACCATTCCTCTTAAAACTATAACTAGGTGTAGCTTGAGGTAATACAGTAGTAGTTTTATTAACAAGAATTGTAGTATCCTGAACGGTAAGAAGATAGTAATTATCTCCAGTTGTTGTAAGATAACTAGAGGGATTAACACCCCCGGTTGCTTGCATAGTGACTGAAGCTTTTACATAGTTACCGCTAGAATCTGGAGTTGCATTCCAAATATGGATGTCAGTACCATCAATACAACCAACGTAAACCTCATCATCATCACGGTTTATGTAAAACCATTTTGCATTATCAAATACTGGAGTTGTATAATCAGTTCCACTTCCGTTATGCAGTGCATCTAAAAATTTAATACCGGGTCGTTTAGTAAGACCTAGAGTAGGGTCTGGATAAACATTAACTGCTTCTACTACTTGACCGGGTAATTTTTTGTCATCAGGTTGTGTAGAAACACCACCTAAGAAATTAGGGATACGTTGAGTTATTGAAGCCATTAGCGATAGAGAGCTTTATATGGTTGATAGCTGAGATAGAAATTCTCACCTTCTGGATGACCAAAGAATGTATAGTCAGCCTGGTTGCAGTCATACTCAAGAGCATTAGCACGTAAAGTTTGCTCACGTTGACTTAGAATTTGGAACTGTGTAGGATCACCTACAATTCTAGAAGAAGTGATTGCAGCTGCTTTAGCTACAATATAATCTTGAATTGGTACAGGTAGATCTACCCAATCAAATAACCAAACAACATCGCATTCAACTTTATCCTCAAAGGTGTATGTATGTTCAGCCTTATCGTAAAGTTTACCGTTACGGCGACACACATCCTTATCTCCAAAACGTGTTGTCAAATCTATTTGCAAAATATTATTTGCAATAAGAATTTCTTTGTTTGAGTCAGGAGAAAATGGATAATGATGTTCTTTATTGAATGACCAACCCTCAGCCTGTACTTCCCGAGACACATTTTTGAGAGTGTCATAGGCAATCGAAACGTCCGGGTTTGTTTGCTCAAGGGTGGTGACAGGCGCTTGACCTACTGCCGCCAGAATTTCATTAACTGCAGCAAGCTCTGTCTGTGCGTTAGTAGTTGGAAAAGCCATAAGAATAAAAAAAAGGGACCCCGAAGGATCCCTTGTGTGTAAATAAATTAGAATGCAGAAGGAGCACTGTTAGTAACATGCAGCTCAACAGAAGCTGCAGGGTTCAGATAATCTGCACCACATGCCAACCGGCCGAGCATCACGTCGCCTTGGTAGACAACGGAAACGTCTCCACTGGTGACTTGCACCTGTGGACCGATTGCTTCAACCATACCGGCTGCTTCCTTTTGGAAGATCAGACCACAAGACGTGGCACCAAATTCAGAAGCAGTACCGTAGTCATTGTTGATACCAGTGGAAGCGCCAGAAGCGTCTTCCATGGCTTCACCAACGAACGAACCAACGTTAGCAGGAGAGGTAACGCCAGTAGTTCCACCGTACTTAGTACCGTACTTACCCAGGAACGGGATGTTCATGGACTTGTAGATCTTGATACCAGCGATCTCAATGATTCCGTTGCCGCCTTGCAGCGCGGTTCCTTGAGCATCGCGGTTTACCAGACCGTTAGAACCAACAGCTTGGATCAATTCGTAATACTGACGAGGGTTTAGTACGGCCACTCTGCCGTCACTACTAACACCCTTCTCATCTAGCGCAGCAGCTGCGTCGTAGAAGGCTGAGACAAGGTGAGCAGAGCTGTAAGCATCAGCTTCTGTACCAGAACCAGAACCGACTTGAATCTGAGTACCACCAGGCTCTACAAAGCCAGACTTGGTGATAGGAGATGCAGCGCGTGCACCACGTGCTACAGCACGGAATGCAAGCCGGTCGTATTTCTCAGCAAGTGCATAACCGATCTTGCGTGAGATCTCCGAACGAAGATCGTAGTGAGAAAGTACTTCATCAAGGTTGTAGACAAAGGCTGAGCTAATCAGCAGGTCATCAACAGTGATGGTCTTTTCTGCCACTGGCGGTGCACCGTCATCGTTACCTAGGATGCTACGACCAGGAGTATGGAACTCAGATTTTGTGCGACCAGTGTAGATAAACTGAAGAGACTTACCGTTCTTCAGTGTACGCTTCATGATCAAATCACGGGCGATAGTATTATTCTGAAAACCCTTAAACATCTCGCCCGAGAAAAGTTTAAGGTATAGAGCACGGGCATCTCCCGTACTGTTAGATTGGCCAGGCCGTACAAGTTGAGCTTCAAGCTTGCCGCTGGCTGATTGTTGTGCCATTATTAAAGATAAAAGTTTGTATGTATAACCGTTATCAAAGCTTTGATTGTTTGTGGTCTATCCCACCGTCTAGACGGCAGCTAAGGTATCCGCGTACGGGCTTAGTGCCATAGGCATGGGAGGTCCGACTCTGAGGTGC